CGCGATCCAGACGGCGATGGAGCTGGCCGCTTCCCACGTCATCGCGCGAGCCATGCGGCGACCAGCACAGAGACGCCGATGCCGACGCGAAGCACGAGGTCGAGATAGGCCTCGATCCGCATACGCCGAGCGCCCCGGTCTGCCGGTCGTAGACCCAGCCCTGGTTGCGCCGCTCCAGGTCTGCGATCCGCCGCTTCCAGGTGCTGCCGGAGCGTGACCACCTCCTGGTCGGTCATTTCGTGGCCTCCAGCCGCGACACGATGGTGGCCTTCGTGTCCGTGTCGACCGCGGCATCAAACGTCGCCTTCAGCGCCAGCGCGTTTTCGGCGTCGGCCTGGAGCATCGGCGCCTTGTACCCGGCCAGACCAGACCGGATGAGCGTGACGGCGATACTCTCGACGCTGGCCCCACTCACCTGTGTCGCGTAGGTGAGCAGCCGACCCTCTTCGTCCGTGAGTGTGAGTGTGAGCGTCATCAGGCTGTTCCTTTCGTCGCAGTTCTTCACGCTTCCGATGGTCTATGGAAGACGACATCGTTCAAGAGCGCGGTTCGGACGCGCCAGCTCTCTGCGTGCGCGGCATGCGCCACCCAGCTCTGGACGCGGCGCGACACGTCCGCCAGATCGCACGTCCCGTCCGCCGCGTCCTCGCGGAGGGCGCGCAGCCGCCGCCGCATGCGGCGCAGCGTCGGCTGAAGAACCCGCGCGTGCGTGGCCCAGATGCGATAGCCCACAAACGGCACACCCACCGCAGTGGAGAGGATGGCGGTCTTAGGATTCAAGAGCAGGCCAGCGCTGGCGAGTAATTCCGCGAGGTGTCGCTGGCAAGCGCGGAGGGCGACCTTCTCGCGACCCACGATCACCATGTCGTCCATGTAGCGGAGGTACCACGGCTCCCGAAGGACTTCCTTAACGGCGTGGTCGATCGGGTCGAGATAGACGTTCGCGGAGACTTGTGACGTCAGCGCGCCGATCGGGAGGCCGCACATCTCACCCATTGTGTTGGGCGCGCCGACGCTGCGGAGGATTTCCCAGACCAGCCACAACACATCGGCGTCGGCGATAATCCGCCTCCACCGAGCCAAAAGCGGTTGGTGGGGAACGCTGGGAAAATACCGCGACACGTCCGCCTTCAACACCCACGCGTGATGGCCGTGGGCGGTGGCCCGCCGCAAGAACGCTTGGAGGCGCCGGAGAGCGGCATGCGTGCCCTTCCCGATTCGACACGCGTACGAATCAAAGATGAATCGACGATCCGCGAGGGGTTCGAGCACGGCGCAGAGTGCGTGGTGCACCACGCGGTCCCGGAACGCGGGCGCCATGATCTGACGCGTCTTGGGATTATGGACATAAAAGAGTCGATACGGACTCGGGCGGTACGTCTTCCAGATCAGCTCGTTCTGCAGTTGAAGGAGTTCGCCTTCAAGGTTGGCCGAGAAGTGAAGGACTTCCGCGTGATACCGCTTCTGGCGCCGCGCGCGGCGATAGGCGGCGTGGAGCGCCTCAAAGCTCCACACGTGTTCCCAGAGCGAACCGGGACGGCGCGGATGGGCCGCGTCGCCCCGGTGGTGGTGCAAGCTTCGGCTGGGATCAGCCAGGACCACTGGGGCGCGGTGTGCAAACACGGGCGGCGCGACGGGGGTCGCGCACGCGCTGGTAAAAGCCACCGCCCGGCGCACCGGAACCCGATGTTGTTGTTCGTGTTCCATGGCGAGTTGTTCAGGTTCAGCGAGAAGACCCCGGCGTTCGCGCCGTTGTCCCAGTTGCCGCCCCGGATCCCCGCGGCCGTGCTCCCCCAGAACCCTCCATGCGTCGCCCGAGCCATCCCCCAAGAAGCCGGCCCACCTCGTCCAGACGGGCGGCGAGCACCCCGTACTGTTTCGTGGGCACGAGCTTGAGATCGTGGCTTAGACGCAGCAGGGTTCGTACGCCTTCCAAGTCGATGTCGATCCGCCGGATGATTTCCTGTCGGCGCGCGGGGTCATGGTTCGCCGCCACGATCCCCACGAGCATCCGCGTGAGGCCCCCTTGGAGATCGCGCGCGAGACTCCCGCGATAACTCTTCGGGAGCCGATTCAAGATCGGCAACGCGTACAGCGCCGTGTCGTAGGCTTTCTGATACACGATCAGATCTCGTACGCCCATCACCACCTCAGGGGGTGTTCAGACACGCAGGGGGCCAGCGGTTCTCACCGCCCGGCGCACCGGAACCCGATGCTGCTGCTCGCGTCCCATGGCGAGTGGAGCAGGTTCAGCGAGAAGACCCCGGCGATCGCGCCGCCGTCCCAGTTGCCGCCCCGGATCCCCGCGGCCGGCATGTTGTCTTTGTAGCCCGATCCATTCCCGTCGGCGTATGCCGCGCCGCGAATGTTCCACAAGGTATCAATCAGCCCCGGCCCCCAAGTGGTGCTGGTCTCGGGCGTCTCGGCCGCGGGCGACGCATCGGCGCGCGTGCCCGCCCACCAGTTGCCCGTCCACTCCCAGAGATTGCCGACGTTGTCGTAGGTCCCCGCCCACGAGACACAGCCTGTGCGCGTTCCCGCGCCTTCTGGGGCCGCCGTGGCGATGTTGCAGTCCGTGCTGTTGTCAGGGGTGCCGAGGGCTTGGGTTTGCCAGTCCGCGTCCCGAATCAGGTGCTTCGCGCTCGCCGCGCAGAACCGCGCCGCCTGGAACCAGGAGAGATACCGCGACGGCGTCACGTTGTAGACACTCCGGGCGTAGAGCCCGCTGCAGTTGTTGCCGGTGTCGTCGCAGCCGTAGTCATCGCTGGACGCGCCCTTTTGCGTACCGCCGCTTGGCGTCGTCCAGACCGACGCCTCGTAGATGTCCACCCAGAGGTCGCCGACCTTCACCATGCCGTCCTTGTCGCGCTCCCCTCGACTCAGCGACCAGACCGAGCGTTCGATCAGGTTGCTGCTGGGGTTGTTATGGACGGCGCCGAGGAGGAGCTTCGTCGTGAGGCCCGTCGGGGCCGTCTTCGAGGCGGAGAGCTTGAGCGCGATTCCCGTATCCAGCCCGTCGCGGGTCGCCCACACGTAATACGTCGTGCCGGCGGCTTCCGACCCGGTGTCCAGATCGGTCGGGAGCACCACGGCCTGCGCGGCCGTGACGATCCGCTCCTGGCCGCCGATCGTGAGCACGACGGGATCGTCCGCGCTGGGGTCGGCGCCCGTGTCCCGCTCGACGAGATCGACTGTCGTGGCCGACGCCCACGCGAGGGCGGCGTTCCCGGTGCCCGGCACCAGCAGGGCGCGCCGGGCGAGGGTCGTGGTGGTATCCGCGTAGAGCACCTCGCCGATGGTGTACACGGTCTGCCCCGTGCCGCCCTGCGTGGCGGGCACCGGGATCGTCGGGGTGGCGATCCACCCCGTGTTCGTCGCAACCCCGGATTCCTTGCGATACACGGTCGTGCCGGCGCCGCCGTCGGACCGCAGGTACACGTCGCAGGGCTTGCCCAACACGGCGCCTTCGGGCGATCCGGTGCCGGTCCGTACGAGGCACGCGCCATCGAGCAGCACGCGCGTGAATCTCCCGACGTATTCCTGCGCCGCCACCGGCGCGACGAACGACACGGACAGGCATGCGGCCGCGACGGCGACGCTGACGGCGCGCGCGAGGATCGATCTCATGACTCCAGTACCTCGATGACGCCGAATCCAAAGCACTCGTAGGCGTCGGTCGCGGGCGTCAGCTGCAACCGATACCGATTGACCCCGGCGGCCGGGGTCAACACCAGCGTTTGCTCGACGAACGACGTCGAGGCCGACGATGAGCCGACGATCGCATCCGCGCCGAGCGTGACGTTGCGGATCGTCGGCGTGACCGCCATCGCGGCGTTCGCCGTCTTCACCTCAACCCGCGCCTGAAAGACGAGGTCGCCACTGATGGCGGACCCGTCGATCACGACGTCGCGGAACTCGTACGCGTCATACGCGACGGCCCCGCCCCCCGATGGGGCCTGCAGCCCCACATGACGGGAGCCGCCCAGCTGCTTCTCCGGTCGCCACCCGAGGAGCGCACGGATGTTGTCCTTGTCCCGATTCGCCGACTGGTACCCCCAGGGGTTGTCAAGGACGTAGTCGGTCGTGACTTTGGTGTAGGCCACGGGGTCTCCTATCGCAGCCGCTTCCCGGGGTCGCTATCCGAGAACAGCGCCGTCGCCTCGTCGCAGAGATGCCCGTAGCGCTGGCCCGCCGCGGTCTCCACGGTCCAGTCGACCAGCGCCGTCTCATCGCCGAGGATGTAGGCGCCGTCGAAGAGCCGCTGCGCATCGGCACCCTCGAGCTCGACCGAGAACGTCTCCGGCTCGGTCAGGTGGCGGAGGATGCGAAGCGGCCGCGCGACCGCGCCGGCGGCGCCGATCCCACCCAGGTGCGTGTAGGTCACGACATCGCCGAGCTCGGTCGAGAGCCCGCCAAGGTCGGTCCGAAACCGCACGCGGATCGGTGGGTCCTTGTGTCGGAGGAGATAGCGTTGCGCGACGTCCGACGCAACCGTCGCGTGGCGCACCCCATAGAGCTCACGCGCGCGCGATCGCTTCGTCTCCTGGTAGCCCGCCATGGAGTCGGCGTCTGCGATCTCGGCGTCCTCGACGTCCCACGTGGCCGACGCGTAGCGCCGCGCATAGCTGTAGACCACGACATTTTCCAGGCCATCGACGTCCACGTCCGACTCGAATGAGTCCACGACGATGATGTGGCGGTCCTGCGCATAGGGACGCGCCGTGGTCAGCAGGGCGATCGCGTCGTCAAACGCGGAGATAAAGAACTGCGAGTGCCGGTTGAACCCACAGTCGCAATCGCACGACAGGTTGAGCCGGGCGATCGCGTCGCGCAGTGTGATGGCCGTCTCGTTCAGCCCGAAGCCGATCCCGCCCGGATAGCCCTCGACCAGGCGCCGCAGGTGGATCGCGCGGACGGCGTCGAAGGAGGCCTCATCGACCTGTGACAACGCGAGCGCGTCGAGGTCGAGCGGCCACGCCGGCGGGGTCAGCCAGACGCCAGAGGCGTAGCTTTGAAAGCCCCAATTGACCACGAAGTGCTGGTAGATGTCGGCGAGTTGGTCGATCAGCACGCCTGATCCGTCGCCGACATCCTCGACCCCATGGACGTTGACGGTGAGCGGAAGCGAGCCGTCAGCGGCCGCGTCGCCGGGCGCATTCCGCCCGTACAGCACCGTGTAGCGTCGACCATTGACGTCGCGGTAGCTCGCCGCGCCGATCGTCGCGATCCACTGCGCGCGGCCCGGCACGAGCCAGTCCGTGCCCTCGGTCTGCACCGCGATCTGATTCTGGTACCAGCCGACCAGTGAGGCGATGGCATGCCCGCAGACCAGGAACTCGTGCCACACCGTCCCGCCGATGTCGCGCGGCCCGACGTAGATCGTCGGGACGACCCCCCAGCCCGCGTCGGGCACCGTCGTCTGGTTCGCGCTCGGCGGAACCGAGTCGGTCTTGATCCGGTCGTGATCGCCGCCATCGTCGTAGGTCTCGGACGGGTCAGCTTCGTCGAGGAACGCGACGGCGTTCGGATAGCGTCCGTACACGCGGTAGAAGACCGCACCCGGCACGGCGGGCCACGCGAGATGCACGTAGTTCGAGGCCGACTGCTGGCTGTCGTCCGGCGCGCCGGTGACCACGACGAGATCCCCGTCGGTTTCGCCCGCGTGATTGGCGCGCAGCGCGTAGCTGTTCCGTTGGCCGGCCCGATTGTCGAGCGCGGTCACGACATAATGTCGCGTCGTCGAGCCGCCGGCCCCGATCACCGACGGGGTGACGACCGGCTTCGTCAGGCCAGGAACTGGCGCCGTGCTGTCGTCGAGCGTCCCGTAGATGATCGGCACGCCGAGCCCGAGCGCCGCCTCGGGCGCGTTCGGAAAGTCGACCACATCGATCGTCCGCGCCGGAATCTGCTTCTCCAGGTTCGCGAACGAGAACCGCGAAGCCAGAAAGTCCTCGGCCAGAAACTCGAACGTCAGCGGGGCGGTCGGGCGGTACTGGCGGATCACCCCGCGCGCGACGAGGCGCGGGCGCTTCAGCAGCCGCCGGTCCGCGTCCGAGATCATGCGCAGCGCGACCATCCGGTTCTGGAAGTGCTTCGTCAACCGCCCATCGGCCAACCCGCGGATCAGCCGATCGACGTCGGACGCGACCCAGGAGAAGGACGCCGCCTCGTACTGGCCGCGCGCGTCAGACAGCGCCCTGGAGAATGCGCCGAACGAAAGGATCCGCGCGTCCTTCTCCCCGCCGTAGTAGGTCGTCGGGTCAGGGAGATAGATCGGCGACCAGACATACGTCTTTGCCGCGCCCGCCTCATCAACGTGTGTCCACTCGATCCACGAGAGTCCGATCGTCTCGCCCGACTGTGCTGGGAGCAGGGTGAAATCGGTCTCGGGGGCCGTGTCGGACACGAGCGCCTCGGACGTGATCCCGCCCATCGTGAGCGCGGCGCCGGTCTTGTCGCGATAGCCGAACGCCACGCCATCGAACGACGCCGCGTCGCGCGCGGTCCAGTCAAGCGCCACGCCGGTCCCGGACCCGACCAGATAGCCGGCCGGCGGCGTGTGCGCGTACTCGACCCCGTCGAGCAACACGGCCTGCGCGCCGGAGCCCTTGACGTTGGCGTAGACCTTCCACGCATAGGCCGCGATGGTCCCGATCGTCGCCAGCGTCGAGTGCGTATAGGTCGTGTCCACCACCGCTGCTGCCGTGATCTCGTCGCCCGCGCCGGCGCCAGGATTAAACGGGATCTCATCCAGACGTTCCCACGCGCCGGCGGGCGTCCAGCCGTCCGAGGCGCCTTGACCCGTGATCCGCACAGGCACAATCTTGGTGGCGGTCGGCAACACGACGCTCGACCGGTCCGCGTCCGACGCGGCGACGATCACGACGTCGTCGTAGTGCATCTCGACCGAATAGTTCGTCGCGCCAAAGGCGCCGATCAACGCGTTGGTCAGCGTGTAGACGCCGGATCCGACGGTGGGATTCGTGACCGTCACCGCCTCGAGGCCGGTGATCGTGATGGTCGTCGTGCCCGAGTTAGATCCTGTGACCGGATGGATGAGGTCCGCCTCGATGATGAGCTCGTACCAGACCCCCAGACTCAGGACCGCCGTGCTCCAGGCGCCGACACTCGCGATCAGTACCGCCCGAAAATGACCGCTCATGTCGAGGTGCATGCCGAAGTTGCCGGACCCGAACCCGAGGACGGAGGTGAACGCGTCGAAGTTGGGATATTGGTTCAGGCGAAAGAAGATCCGCGCATGCGCCCTGACGCCGCCACCGGCCGAACTGGCAATCCCCACGATCGGCAGAAGCCGGTAGCCGTTGGCCTGATTGACCTTCAGGACCTTGGCATGGTAGCCGCCCGACCGCGCCGTGCCGTCGGCGATGATCGAGAACGGTCCCGACCCGGCGGAGAGTCCCGACGCGTCGCCAGCCTCGAACCCGGTGAAGTTCCGAAAGATCGCCATCGGCTTCCTCAGCGCGGCGGTCCCCTAGAGCGGCAACCCGCGAGAGACCTCCTGCCACGACACCTGCCAGACGTTGTCATTGTTCCAGCGACGCCCGATCGAGAACTGCGGGTCGGCGACACGGACCAGCCACGCGTCATTGAGCGCGGGATCAGGCACCACGAGCACGGGGCGGGCGCGCCCGGCCGCGGCGCGGATCCACGCGCGCAGAGACGCGATGCCGGCATCCGACGTCTCGATCTCGACGTCGAGCCGTCGTGCCCGCGTCCCGAGGTCATACATCGTCGAGACCAGGAGATCCGTGCGGTGCTCGATGAGCGGATGATCGTCCGTTTCGGTGTACTCCCACGAGAAGTTGTGCGTGGCCTGTCGCTTCTCGCCGCCAAGCCAGAGCTGGCCGATCGCGACGTTCGCGGCGTTCGCCCCGATGACGGCCAGCCGCCAGTAGCGATACCCGCCCACGAGATACCCGGCCGCACCGGTGAGGTCGAACCACGGGTTGACCGAGAATCCGTCCTCGTCGATCGCCGGGATCGTGAACGGCTCATTGAGCGAGGGGCCGCCCCAGGCATCGGTGGCATTGGCCTGGATCCGCACGTTGAGACCCGCGTCGAGGTTGTGGTGAATCAGCGCCGCGAGGTCGATCCGTCGCGCCGCGCCGAAGTCGAAGACGATGGTGCCTGACGTCGCGTCGAACTTACACGGCCGCGCCGGGTTGCCATCGGAAAGGTTCGCAGACGGATAGGCCGCATCGGGCGCAGAGACCGTGATCGTCGAGGCGAGCGAGACGACGTTGTCATCCGGATGCTGATAGAGAAACGCGCCCATCACGCCACTCCTGCGATCTGCCGGAGCTTTGTGCGCGACCCGCGCACGTTGCC